GATATAATACAGAAACTAAGGCGGTAAATCCTTGAAAATACAGGGTTTACCGCCTTTTTTGTTTCTAATTTGTTACTGGTTCAGCGTAAAAAATATTATTTTAACAGGGCAATGGTTTCCCGTAACTGTTCAATAGTCTTGTGATTATACACCCTGTTTCCCACATCCTTTGATTTATGACCCATCAGCATATCAATACATTTTCTGTTGCCTTTGGCATTGTCAAGGTTGGTTTCAAAGGTGTGCCGTGCTTCATGCGGGGTCTTGTCTGCACCTATCTTTTCCATGACTTCACCCCAACACTTATAGTAATTTGCCTGACTGAACTTTTTGCCCTGATAAGTGAACAGGTACTTGTCCCCTTCATCAACCAGTGCTTTCACAAATGGTTTGATGCGGTCATGTATTGGAACAATACGGCACTTTCCGGCAGCGGTCTTGATTCCACCTTCAAAGTACCAGTCCTTGATGTTCACCTGTTCAGTTTTCATCCCCAACAATTCCTGTAATCTGAACCCCGTATATATGTAGATCAGCACGGTATTGACCCAAGGGTCATCTTTTATTTTCCACAGTGCATCAACCTGTTCAGGTGTGAACGGTTCACGGGTGGTATCAGGTATTGGTGGGGCGGTGGTAATTTGTGAATACATTTTATCTATCAGGTCAATTTCAAAAGCAAAACGGTCAAGGTGACCGAACAGATTCTTGATTGACCATTGTGTTGAATACCCACACCCGCAGTTGTCAATGCAGTCTTGCATCTGATAAGATTTTAGTGATCGGTATTTCACACCGTAGTATTTTGAACAGTGCTTGAACGCTGAACGCAAGGACTGCTGATTTGATTTTCCTAACTTTGGTAATTTGATTTCAGACCAACGCTGATAGAGTACAACCAAGGTGACCTTTTCCCGGTCAATGTCCCAAGGGTTGTTGTTATATTCAGCCAATAGGATGTTAGCTTTTTCTTCTGTTTCAGCGTAACCGATAGGGGTTTGTTTTGCGTGTCCCTGTTCGTCATATATGGTGACCTTGGCAAGCCACGGGCGTGAACGGTTACCCTTCAACTTGGTCACGCATCCGTAACCGTTTGGGTTTCTTCTTCCCATGTATATCATTCCTTCCTGATTGAAATTTCAAGGAATGGATGATATAATTAGAGTTGCATAGCCTATATCATCCTATTCCTTGGTTGGTGTTTGGTTATCCCTGACCCCTGAACCGCTGCAACGGTAAGGGGTCAATTTTGTTCAGTTATAATTCAATGTGTGAAGGTGCTGCAACACCTTTATTCTGTAAATCAAGAAACTTTCCATATTCCATTGCTGTTCCCCAAAAGGCAAGCATACCTTTGTCATATTCCACAACCAAGTAATACTTCTTTGCACCTTTTAATTTTGATGTGTTTTTTGCCTGACCGTGATATTTTAACATGAACTTTTCTTCTTCCATTGCTGAAAATGACTTGATTCTGTTCATTGGAAGTGTAACCGTAGTTTCAGGCTTGATTCTTCTGATCTCAAACACATCACCTTTTACTTCAATTCTGCAAGGGTAATCAGTCGCAAACCCTTCAATTCCTTCATAATGTCCTACTGGTATTCCTGATTCTTTCTTTTTTCCAAACATTTTTTACCTTCCTTTCATTCAGTAACCGTTGTAACGGTTGGTAACGGTTTAAGTATCTGTTATAAATGCAGTATTATCAATAGGGTAACGGTTAGTAACTGTTGATAATTGATTTTCTTATATTTTATGTACTAATTCTAATGTAAAAATAAAAAAGTAAAAATATAGAGTATAGAAAAACAACAGTTACCCGTTACCAACAGTTACCTTTTTGAAAAATCAACCATGATAATATTACCTATGCGTTCAATGATTCTTTTTTAACAGAATATTTTTCTGCTGAAAGCAATGATTCAATCATAGTCTTTACAACATTTTTGTCAGATTCATCAAGGGTGAGATACAAGGAAACCACATCATAAGCATCTGAACCGTGGCATTTCTTGAACAGTTCACGACACTTTTTTAACTGCTGATCTTCTTCTGTTTCCTTCCAACCCATAATATAAGCCGGAGTTGTTTGGAGTGCATCAGCAATTTGTTTTATTTTGGACTGTCGCAATTCTTGAATACCAAGTTCAATCTTGTTTATTGAAGTTTTGCTTTTATATCCAATCTTATGTGCAAGTTCTTCCTGTGACATTTCCAGTGCTTCACGCCTTGCTTTTATCCTTTCACCTATTGTCATTTAATCACCTTCTTCCCGGTTGGTTATGCCTAAAGAATATCATAAAATAGATTGAATATCAACTTTTATCAAATTTTTTATAAAAAAGTGTTGACATTTTATCTACTAAATGTTATTGTTGTGTCAGTAGATAAAACATCTACTTACAGAAACAAAGCAAGTAGGAAGGACACGGGTGAAGCGATAGGGCTACACGCAAGTGACATGGTGGTCAGGCTGCCGGATAGCAGATAGAGCGTGTGAAGAATAAACATGACCCGTCAAAGTAGTTGAAGAAAACAGGAACGGTAGGGCAAGAAAGCACAGTGTACCGCACTATTTGAAGAAAGCGGACAGGCTGAACCAATCGGCACTTTACCCCTAAAACAAGAAACCGTTAAGTGGAAGAATCAACCGCACGAGATGACACAGCACTTTGTTTCATAGGTCAGGAAGTTCCCCGACTTCCTGACTATTTCAAAAAGAACTGTTGCAGCAGTTCCGGGGAAAAGAACCAAGGAATAGGATTTCAGTTCTTTCAAAAAATTGTCTATTGTGTGTCGGTCAACAGGTTTTGGTGGTTTTAATGTGAAACCCCGGCGGTTTGAACAGCACCGTTCAAAAAGTTCAATGATGTGTAACAGGTTTTCAGATTTTAATGTGAAATCTGATAAAGGAAAGACACCCCTGATTGTACTAAGGTGTGCTGACAATAGACAACTTTTTGAAGGAACTGGGAAAGGATAAAGGCAATGATTGATTTCATAAAAGATGCGGATTGCACCAAGGAAACACCCGTCAGATTAGGTGTCCCTGATGCACCGATATATGGCAAGGGCATCAAATTGAAACCAAGGGTTGACGGTAGAACTGATTCAGAGCATTTCAAAAAAATTTATTTGCCGGAACTTTTACCACTTGAAGAATATGATCTGATAGTTGTTTTGATTTCCGGCGGTAAGGATTCAGTTGCTTGTTACCTAAAACTTCTTGAACTTGGTGTACCAAAGGAAAGAATAGAGTTTTGGCATCACGATATTGACGGCGGGCATCCTTCAAGGCGTATGGACTGGAAATGTACCCAAAACTATGTAAAAGCACTTGCAGATGCAGAGGGTATTAAGTTAAGGGTTTCATACAGGGTGAATGGTTTCTTTGGTGAATTATATCGGATAGGTGCATCAGAACCCATTGAATGGATTGACCCTGATACTGGTGAAGTAAGGCAGTGCAAACTTTCAAGCAATTATCTGAAATGCAAAGAACTGAAAGAACAGGCAACAGAGGAAATGGAAGAACTTCTGAAAAAGTACGGTTATAGAATGAAGTTCCCCGCAAAAACTGGTGATCTGTCACGGCGTTGGTGTTCTGCATATCTGAAAATATGTGTTGCAGATACGGTTGTCAGTAATCTTGACCGTCTTGGTGAACTTGAAGAACTGGGTGGTAAAAGACATAAATTCCCCGCAAAAGGTGGTACACATTCAGGGCGTTGGTGTAGTGGTAACTTAAAAGCAGCGGTTCAGGATAGTGTAACAGCCAATCTTGAAGAAACCAAACGTGATAAGAAAATCTTGATTGTTTCAGGTGAACGCCGTGGTGAATCTGCCGGACGGTCAAAGTACAATGAAATGGAAATACACCGCACCAATGCAGAAGCCAAGGCACACAGAATCGTTCATCAATGGCGGTGCTGCATTGATTATTCTGAAAAGGATGTGTGGGAACTGCTGAAACGGCATCATATAAATCCACATCCATGTTACAGGATAGGTTGGAACAGATGCAGTTGTATGATGTGTATATTTTCAACACCCCGGTTATTTGCCGGAGTAAAAGAACTTTTCCCTGATGATTATGCTGCACTAAGGCATGATGAAGAAGTTCTTGGGTTCACACTGGATAACAAAAAGAATCTTGATGAATTTATCGGTGATACACAGTCTTGCGTGTGTTGGAAGGATAAAGCAGCAATACATTCAATACTTACTGGTGAGTTCAACACAGATGACATATATACAAATGATTGGAATTATCCTGTTGGTGCATTTCATGGTGCTGACGGTGGTTCATGTTAGAAAGAAGGTGGTTATGTGAAGAAAATAGTTGCAGCATGGATTGAACAGATTCTTGAATTTCCAACCAAACTTGAATATCTTGCGTACATAGAAAGCCTGAAAAAAGGCAAACCGCAGAAGTTCAAGGAAACATCATTTGAACAGTTGGAATCAGGGGTTGTTAGAATAACGATCAGGAAACAGTATAATAACAATGCGTTCCCTGATGATGAAAAGGAAGGTGAAAAGTAAGATGACGAACACAGAGTTATTAAGGGAAAAAATCAATGCATCCGGCTATAAATTGCAGTTTGTGGCTGAAAAGTGCGGGTTGACTTACTTTGGATTGATGAAGAAGGTCAACAATGAAACAGAGTTCAAGGCAAGTGAAATCAAGGCATTGAAAGACCTGTTGAATTTAACAGATGATGATGCAACAAAGATTTTTTTTGCCTAAAAAGTAGATAAAATATCTACTGCAAGAAAGGATAGGTGATAAATTATGAAATTCAGCGAAAAGTTGAAACAGGCTATGCAGCAGTTAGGAATCAATCAGGCACAGGTTGTTGGATTGACCGGGAAAAGTAAGGGGTCAATCAGTATGTACCTGAATGACAAGACCACACCGTCAGAACAGGTTCAAAGTGATATTGCAGTATCACTTGGACTTACCCCTGACTATTTTGAACAGGAAGAAACCCCGGTGACCTTCAAACCTTCCAAGTGTGAAGATGGCATCCCAACCTTGACGGTACATGAAGTTGCTAAGTTGATGCACAAACACACCAACACAATAGCACTTGGGTTACAACAGGGTGTTTTCCCTTGGGGGTATGCGATTCATACCAGTGAACACCGTTGGTCATATTTCATCAATGCAAAACGTTTTGCAGAAATTGAAGGAATTGCCATATAAGGCGGTGATCTTATGCAGATAGGTGACAAAGTAAAGATCATTTCTTGCAGAAGCAGCAGACTTGAAGGGTTAAGTGGTGTAATCACAAGGGAATACAAAGGTATTTTCGGCGTAATGGTTGAAGGTCATAAAAACAATAACAGTCAATACGGTTGTTACTGGTTAAGAAAAAATCAGATTATTTTATTTGAAATTGAAGAAAGTGAGGATGAAGAAATGTTTGGAGATTATAAAACCGTACAGGTATCTTTCCTGAATGACAATGAAAAAGAACAGGTGTGTATGTCAAAGTACGCAATGTATGACAATTTTGAAGTTGGTGATGTGGTAGTAGTTAAAACAGGGCATCACGGTTTGGCAGTCGCAAAGATTGCAAGTATTGATGACACTGTTTCAAGG